CCTTACCGTTACGATGAGAAAGCGAATTTTACTGGCGGGTTAAATCTTAGGGCTGATCAGTTTAATATTGGTGAAACTGAATCTCCTGCTTTGTTGAATGTTTCTGTTGACCCTAGGGGTGGTGTTCGTCGCAGGGATGGGATTGTTAAAATCAATGGTACTGCTACTACTGGTGAGATCATTGGTTTAAATGTTCATTATGAATCTGGTCAAAATCAGGTTTTAGCGAGTGTTTACGATTCGACTGCTAATACTTCAACTGTTCAATATAATGATGATGCTAGTGGTAATTTTGAAGGGACTATTCAATATAGTGCTGCAGATGTGGTATTTGCTGGTAGTCAGTCTCCTAATGGTGTGACGTTTAATGGTTACACTTATTTAAGTAATGGCGATTATTTGAATACTCCTTCTGGAACATACACTGCTTTAAGGTGGGATGGTTCTACTTCTGCTGTTGCAACTGATGGTGGATTTGATGGCAGTTCAGGACATTTTCCTGCTGCCCGTTATGTCACTTCTTGGAATGAGATGGTGTGGGTGGCGTACACGGGAGAATCTGGTGTTTATCATCCTAATCGTGTGCGTTTTTCTAAAAGTAACAATGGAGAAATTTGGGAATCTTTAGATTATTTAGATATTGATTTAGGGGAAGATGGCGATTTCATAACAGCCATCATTCCTGATCAAGACCGTCTTTTAGTATTTAAACAGAACGCTGTTTACGGTATTTACGGTTTTGATAGAGACACTTTTGAAGTGCGTAATCTTACAAGAGCGGCAGGTAACCGTGATGGTTGCCAACCTACGGCTGGTAGACAGGGGATCTTTTTCTGGTATGCGGAACAGGGCGTATATTTGATACAGAACCCGCAGAATGAGCCTGTTTGGGTGTTTGAGCGTATACATCCGGCCATGACTTGGGATGTTGGTTATCCTGCTTTAAGTTTAGATAATGCTCCTTCTTTAATGTGGCATGATGAAAAGTTGTGGGTTTCTGTGGATTATGCTTCTGAAGATAATCTTTCTCATTCTGCTCAATCGGGGCGTAGGAATGTATTTATGTGGGATCCCACTTTAGGGCAGACGGGGGCATGGGTGCGTTATGATATTAATGCTCGTGCATTGTTAGCGTATCGTCCTAGTGGAAGTACACATGTGCCTATTGGTGTTATTTCTGAAATTGAAACTGATGCACCGGCTAATTTTGTGCGTATAGCCAAATTTGAACAGAATGTTGACACTGACGATTATGGTGCTTCTGCTGTTAATGTTATTAATTCTTTTTATCAGACTAGTTGGTTTGATGGTAATCGTCCTACATTTTTGAAAAGGTGGGGTAAAACTAGGACTATTCTTTTGGCTGATAACACTGTTGTTATCACTATGCAGGTATATAAAGATTATAGTTTAGCCAGTTATACACAGGCTCAATCGGGTTCTTTTACTGGTGTGGCAGGCGCAACATGGGTTAATGATGCTGGAGATGTTGGTACGGGTGTTTGGGATACGTCCGAATGGGCGCAAGAAGGCACTTCTGATGTGTATGAAGTGGTTCGTTGGGGGTCAATTGGGACAGCGAAGGCTATTAGTTTGAGGTTTGTTTCCACACCAGCGTCAGATGCTACTGGCAAGTGGGGGGTTACCTCAATAGTAGGAATGTATAGAACTAGGAGATTACGTTAATGGGCGCTCTATCTGTAACGAATAGTTTCACGGCTGGGGCTAAGATTGTAGCCTCCCAAATGAACACTAATTTTACAGACGTTGTTACGTGGGCGACAACTACGCCCACATTATCAACAAGCGGTTCTGCTACAACTGTTAGTGGAAGTTTAACTGTTACTGAAGCAGCGACTTTTTCTGATCAGATTTATTTAAATGGGTCTAATCAATGGATTGCTTTTGAAGGTTCTTCTGCTAATACTTATGAAACATTGTTAAAAGTTACTAATCCCACTGCGGATCGTGATATTACGTTCCCTGATGCCACAGGAACAGTAGCCCTCACGTCTGATATCACAGATCCTACGTGGAATGACGCTAACAACATTCTTACTAACTCGGTTTTCAATTAAAGGAAAGGTAATATGGCAACATATTCAAAAGAACTGCTGTCAGGCAGCACACAAGGAAAGAACATTTCCGTAACAGGCACCACAACAGGCGCTTCTGTTACAGTTCACACTGCTGTGTCAGGCACAACTGATCTCGACGAGATATGGTTGTACGCTTGCAACACATCAGCAACAGCCCGTGTTCTTACCATCGAATACGGTGGGACTACAGATCAGGATGATCTAGTGGAACTTGAAATCGCTGCTGACTCAGGTTGGGTGCTGATATGCCCCGGACTGCTTTTACAAAATGGTCTTATCGTTAAGGCTTTTGCGGCGGCTGCGGATGTTATCAACATCAACGGGTTTGTTAATAGAATAGACAAGTAGAGGTCTTATAGTGTTTCGACAAGATAGGACTAACCCTAGCACTGCGGTTTCTACGTGGAAGGCTCGGAAGGATTTGCCGAAGGCTAATCCGTCTACGGCTGTTTCTGCGTGGTTGAATGGCGCTCTTAGCGCAGCATCAGGTTTTACTGCTTTTGGTGGGATCATTACTCAGTATGAGGATTCTGGTACAACGTATCGTGTTCATGCTTTCAGGGGTTCTGGTTCGTTTACTGTCATGGCTGGTTCCGCTGACGTTGATTATCTAATAATCGGCGGCGGTGGCGGAGGCGGTGGACAGGCTAATTCTAATTCGTCAGGCGGTGGCGGTGGTGCTGGTGGTGTTCAACAAAACACTTCTGGAAGTATCACAGTAGATACTGCTTCTTCTCCTTACACTATTACTGTTGGAACAGGGGGAGCAGGCGGCGGTAATGCTAATGGTACTGTAGGAGTTGACAGTGTTGCTTTAGGTGTCACTGCTGATGGTGGCGGTTATGGTGGTCGATCCGACCCTGGTGGTTCTGGTGGTTCTGGTGGTGGCGGTGGTATGGATTGGACTACGACTGCCGCTGGAGGTGCTGCTTCTGGAGGAGGCACAGGTAACGCAGGTGGAACTGGTGGTGACCAGTCGGCTGGGACTTATGGTTCAGGTGGCGGTGGTGGTGCAGGGGGCGCAGGTTCTAATCATTCAACTACTAATGGTGGTAATGGCGGTGCAGGGGCTTCTTATATAGGCATCACGGCTACAAGCCGAACTTATGCTGGTGGTGGCGGTGGTTCTGGTACGGGCACTCAAGGTACTGGTGGTTCTTCAATAGGCGGTGATGGTCGTAAAGGTGCTGGTGGTGCTGCCGCTTTTGGTGGTGTTCCTAATACTGGTAGCGGTGGTGGTGGCGGTGCTTATGACGGATCGTTGACTTTAGGTGGTTCTGGTGCCGCAGGCATTGTTCTAATCAGATACGCGGTGGCAGCATGACAACTACTACTAACACAGCAACACCCGATTACATAGTTGACGGCGTTCTTACTGATGGTGAGGCGTGGGTTGCTCTTGGTACGGCGACACCATCTTCTGCGAATGTGACTTTTACTTCTTCGACTGGTGCTAATGACTGGTCACAATACATGGATCTTGTAATGATCTGTTATGTCCGTAGTGTGGGTACTGGCACTTGGAAAGACATGACTATGACTTTCAATAATGACACAGGTTTTAGTTATCAGAATCAACATCTTTATGGTAATGGTTCGAGTGCAGGTGCTGGTGTGGCTAATCCTCAATACACAGGGTTGGCTTATATAGCGGGCGCTGGTGCTACGGCTAATGTTTTTTCAGCAGTGATATACAACATTTTTGATATAAATTCAGGCAAATACAAATATGTTCAAACAAACTCTGCCGCTAAAGGTGGCAACCCTGACACAATATGGACAGAAACAGGGACATGGGAAAGTCAGGCTGCAATAACAGAAATTGATTTAACAACTCCAAGCGGGTTTGCCGCAGGTTCACGTTTCGATTTGTTTGGTGTTCTCCCAAGGATGGTGTCCTAATGGCAATTATGGAAGCGATTGAAACAGTTTACTTAGAAGCAGATACAGCGTCAGTAACGTTCTCGTCACTTGGTTCGTATGAGCATCTTCAGATTCGGGTGTCAGGGCGACACAACAATGCGGGTGGTGGTGGGTCCAGCATCTACATTCGTTTCAACGGTGACACAGGTTCTAATTACAGTACAGAAACGATACAAGGATATAATGGGGCAAACACAGGTGCTGACAGATATGCTAGTCAGGCTTACGTGTATGCAGGCGGGCGTATCACAGGACCATTAACACCTGCCGCTGAGAATTATTCTTTTAGCATAATTGATATTCCAGACTATGCTAATGCAAATAAGAATACGTCTATGCGACAAATGTCTGGCACAACTTTGGATTATAGTAGCGGCTCTTACACTTGGTTCAGTGGTTCAGTTTGGGATAACACAGCGGCATTAACCAGTATTTTGTTGTACCCACCATCAGGCAGTTTTAGGCGTGGTACACAAATTTCACTATATGGGATAAAGAGTTCATAATGGCAGTT